AATTTTAGACTGACAGGTCTGTATGAAAGACTAAATTAAAATAAATATTTTGAATTTTTCTTAAAGTTAAAACTAAATGCTCCGAAGATGCCGCTGCATGTGTCGTTACCCTGAACCCGATGAGTTCTCGGGTATACGTGATTTTATAGCTCTACGAAACGATATTAGAACATATATTAGCATATGAAAAGTATTTATAAGTATTTGTATTTTAATAAAAAAACCTGAAACAATACTAAACCTCTTGTCATGATACGACAGTATACGTTATTTGCCTACTATCTGCCTATTTATTCAAATTTGCCTATTTTTAATGGTTTTTAGCCTATTGTTCGCCTACTAAATTTTTACAAAAAAAATGGCGGTTAAACCGCCATTTGTGATGTTGATTCTACACGCTTGCGTTCAATATAAGCTAGCACATCAGCTTTTTTATATATAATTTTTCGATAGTGGACTTTTGAAAAGGGAATACCGCCACCGACACAACGCATTTTCTGCAACCAAGAAGTCGAAACATCAAGTATTGCCGCAAGTGATTCTGGTGAAAATTCTTCATCATCATTGGCGGCATTGAACTTTTCAATTTCAGCTTTTTTATCAACAATTTTCATTTAGTTTTTCTCCACATCCGCTTTAGGATTTGCCCACCAAATAATAGGGCCATCATCCGAGTCAAAAGCTGCGATTAGAAATACATCTTCAGTTGGAGCTTGAGGTTTCCACTTAGACCAATCTGAACAATCATCTTCGGGAATTTCTGGAATATCCCAATAATCCAATCGTTCAATAAGTATTTCTACACCTAAGTTTTTTTGAAGCTGTGCCCATTGCTCCTTAGTATAAAATTCAGAACTTTCACTGATAGTGTCATGTTGCTCTATATCAGGATGAAACCAGTTACTATTTAAATCATCTGGCACATTAGTTGGTTGTATTTGAAACTTCATACTGATACCTCACCAAAAATACAAAATTAAAAAAGCTAAAAACCATAAAATATTTGTTCCGTAGAGTGCTTCTTTCATTGCTTTAATTCCTCAAAAGCATTTTTACGGGCAGAAGCCTGATTCTTTAGTAAAGAGATATGAGCATCTTTAATCAGCTCATTTCTCTGCATGACACGTTTCTTGGCATGGAGGGCAGAGGTCGCTTCAATACGACCTCTTAGAGTGCCGTTGCCATGTAGTTTGGCAACATACCTAAAGATATAGGTATTTAAGCACTCCAACCCTCCATATCCTTTTTTGCTGTGCAAGCATTAATAATGTTTTGCTCGAATTTAGTGCCCTTGAAGTAATTAGCGGGATAGTCCAAATCATTAAAAGATTGAGCTGACTCGATATGTTTAAGAGCTAGTTGATACTCGTTTTCTAAAGTCATTTCTTGCTGCTCAATCAACCGCTGTTCATTTGCTTGTTGAGCTTGTTGATCTTGCTGAATGATTTTTTTAATACCGTCACATGTCTCTTCAAACACTTGTTGTTTCACATCATGAAGACTATTAAGGCTTCTTTTCTTGCAGAACTTTTCAATATCAATGCCAGCATGTAGCATTAAATGTTCAAGCTCTAAATATTGATTTCCATTGATACAAGCATTTGCAGATCCAGAGAGCAGCCATTGTTTAAGTAGAGCACCATCACTTTCATTTAACTGACGAGGTTCTAAAAACAGGCGAGAACGATCCTTAGTGGCAACGGCGATATTGTCATGAGTCAAATCCAATACCGTAGAAAACTCATATTCGATACCATCACGCTGTTCAGCCTTCATGCCAACTTTTTCAACTTTCTTTTTGCCGTTATCGTTGGTCTGTATTGTTTCCATTTTTGAGCGCATGGTCACAATGATGTTGATGCTAGACTGCAACATTGCATCGATAAATTTTCGGTGTTGTGGTGTAACCTGACTCCAAGCACCCCATGAATTACCTTTAAAAGTTGAAGATGATAATTTATCCACCATTTCTAAACAGCCGCCTACACCAGACCATTCATGGGTGATACTGTCTAATATCAAGGTATCAAAACCTGCTTTTTCAGCTGCCTTAATTACAGAGATAAATTTTTCTGGAGTGTAAGGTGGTTGAATATTTGCATGGTCAAATTCAACAAGATCATCATAGAGCTCAGCACTACTATTTTCCGTATCAGCTACTGCGATACGTCCACCAATACCTTTTGCAAGTAATAGGGCAGTAAAGGTTTTACCTGAGCCTGTGGGCCCTGCGATAGCTAAACGCAACTTTGCATTTTTACGTTCAGCTTTTTTAAAGAAAACAGTCATTTTTTATTATCCTTATCTTGAGCCCGTGAAGCCGCGAGAACGCTTATAGTTTTTGCGGTCATGTAATGGAATGTGTGAGCCGCCTAGATCTTTGGCAAGTTGCTTAGAGCGTTGGAAGCTAATCTCTTGGGTAAGTACTTCCCAAACTGCTGGGCTATCTTTTTTGAATTGCTCAACATTTAAAGGTGTTTTAACTTCTTTGATGATTTTGTAAAGAACGGTGCCATTAGCATTTGAAGCAAAGACTTGCCAGCCTATGCGAACTGAGTAGAGGCCTGTTTCATCTCGGCCCAAGTAAGACTTGTAGCCGTCAGGGTGGTGTTTAACTTGCTTTTGCATGTTTAAGCCTCCACCAACTTATTACGTTCGATGAAGCCTTTAAGCAGGGCATTGATATTGCGGTGATCGTTGTAATCTGTGAAATCACTGTAAGACTTACCATTTATATCGGTAATCTCATTAATTGTGAGCTGGGTTACATCAACAGCAGTGAATTCTGATCCTTGAACGCCATAGTTATCTGGATGAGTTTCAAAATCAAAGCTAACATTCACACGGAAGTCATCAAGTTTGATAACGGCAATGCCTGAGGTTTTACCTGTGATTTTTGCTGTTTGAACGCCATAGCTGCTAGGTTGAATTTGCGGCGTGAAGGTCTGAGTTTTTGTCGCGTAACTGGATTGTGCTGTTCTATATTCACAAGAAGCTAAACCAGCAATCAAAACAAGAGCTGTAACACCCGTTACTTTGACATGGTTGAATGGAATTGCATTTACGTTCATAATTGATCTCGCAGTTTGCAAAGCACATCGAAAGGTCAGAGAGTCGGTGTGCTTTTTTGTTGTTCGTGAGATCATGTTCGCTTAATCGAACAAAACTGTCAATAGTTTGTTCGATAAATTAAATTAAATTATTCCATAAACCGAACATTATAATTTTTCTTTTAACCTAACAAAAGAAAACCCACCATATAGGTGGGTTAGATATCTTATTAAGTGAAGCTTACCCAGCGCGCCAAATTTGTCGGCCCATAACTTTAAAATTAGTACCATTTTGCTCAGTAATTTTTTTATCCCTATATTTTTCATTAAGGCTGTGCAGTATTAAAGTTCCACCTTCCTCTTTAAATATTTTCTTAAGCATGGCTTCGCCCTCAAAATATACAGCGTAGATCTCACCATCAATGATTTCAGTTTGAGAAATATCTATACCTACATAATCATCATTAAAAATGTACTCTTCCATACTGTCACCTTTAGCTTTGATAATTCTTAAGCATCTAGGATCTACTTGTTTTTTTTGAAAAAAATTAGGTGGCAAAGGATATTTTCCGTTTATAGCATCAAAATGAAATTCAATAGATTCCCCTACACCACATGAAAAGCTAGCTTCCACTACGTCAACCCATATATATCCATTAGCAATTTCGAACTCAACAATATCCGGCTCTAGAATATTGTTTGCATCAAAAGATGAACTTTCTTGAACTGAAAGACCATGCAACTTAATAAACTCTTCCATTTTCTGATTATGAGCGTTTTTAGGTCCTTCACCAGTTAAAAGCCATGTGCTTGTAGTTTTTAGACACTTTGCAAGTGCCTCCAAATACTTAGCACTTGGATTATTCCCGTCATTTATCCAGCCTGAAACAGTAGCTCTACCTGCTCCTGTATCTCTCATTAAATCTGCTTGCTTAAGCTTTAGCTCTTTCATTCTTTTATTGATGCGATCTGAAACGTTTTCCATGAGAGCAAACCTATTAACACATGTTCGGAAGTATGAACAAATACATTGACGATTACTCGAACGTATGATTCAATTAATCGAATATTAAAGTTCGGGTAATCGAATATGACAGTTGAGCAATTAATTGCGTTCTACAAAGTTAAGAACAAATCCCAATTAGCTAAAAAAATTAAGAAAGGGCGTTCCACAATGACCGAATGGGCAACTAACGGAATTCCTCCTAAGTCTCAAGCCGCTATCGAGATCTTAACAAAAGGAAAGCTTAAAGCTGACCCTGATGCCTTAACTGCTTAAATACCTTGGGACAGAGTATCAAGCAAAATTTTCAAAAGATAAATGTGAAGGAAATGAAGGATTTCACAATGCAAGAAATGACTTTAAGCCGAGATGCTCAGATAGCACTTTGGCAAATGATAAACAAAACACCTAACTGCACAGCTAAAGAAATTGCCCAAGCAATAGGTGATTCTCATAACTCTGTTTGTAATTACGGCAACCAGAACATGCCGGCATATTTACCAAGCTTAAAGAAGCTTGAAGCAATGATTTATTTCACACAAAACCCAGCATTACTCAAAGTTTGGGCACATGAGTTGGGCTTTGCTTTAGTTCCAGTTGGATGCGGCAGCTCTAAACATCATGAATTATCAATCTTTGAAGCAATGATGCAGCACAACATTAAGAACGGTAAAGCCAATCGTGTTGTTTATGACGCTTATGAAGACGGAATTATTACTCCGTTGGAATATGAAGAAATTCACCATCTAACACAAAACCTCACTGAGCTTATTACAGCAGTAGATCAAGCAGCGTTAAAGCAAATGAAAAAGTGTGCAGCGGAATTGGGAAATGAAAAAGCCTGATGGTCGAGATCAGGCTTTTCAATTCAATTACTTGCTAGAGGAATCGAATATGCAAACTAATTTATCAAATCAATCGACTAAAGACAATGTGCTCGAGCAAAAGCGTCAACAAAGTTATCAATCATGGCATGAACCAGCATTAAGAACTTTGTCTGGTTTGCTGGAAATCCGTAAGAAAAATCTAGCACGCCAAAACCGTGACGAAAAAAATGCTGCGGTGACACGTGAAGAGTTTATGCAAGCACTAATAGACCAACATGGCAAACATGGACTTTATCTCGGCCATGCAGGTCAAATTATTTCAAGTTTATATCGGGCTAAACGGATCCGTTACTTAGGTAGCACTTTCATTCAGATGAATGAAGAGGGGGCTCAATGAATGAGTTGGCTCTTTTCGCAGGCGCTGGTGGCGGAGTACTCGCATCTTACCTCTTGGGATGGCGCACAGTCTGCGCAGTTGAACGTGATGCCTACGCCGCACAAGTTTTGGCGCAACGACAGAATGATGGAATTCTCGAAGCTTTCCCAATTTGGTCTGACATTACATCTTTTGACGGAAAACCATGGAGAGGAATTGTTGACGTTATATCTGGCGGCTTTCCGTGCCAAGACATCTCATCCGCAGGAAAAGGGGCAGGTATCGAAGGTGAACGTTCTGGGCTCTGGTCAGAAATGGCACGAATTATTGGTGAAGTACGACCTAGATACGTGTTCGTGGAAAACTCACCAATGCTTGTTTCCAGAGGACTTGCAAGAGTCATCAGTGACCTTGCCAAAATGGGGTATGACGCGCAATGGGCACGTTTTTCAGCATCTAACTTTGGAGCGCCCCATATTCGTGACCGACTCTGGATTGTGGGCCACTCCCGCAGCGAGCGACTCCTCACGGGGTGGAAAAATAACGGCCAATATGACGGGAGTTTCCCTAGCCCAGCAAATCAATACCCCCGAACGATGGCCAACTCCCAAAGCATCGGATGCAAAACGAATGGATTGTCCATCGGAACGCAACAGGAAAAATCCTTGTTTGGAATCAACAGTAAAGATGTGGCCAACCCCAAAAGCATCCGATTGGAACAAGCGTGGAAATATAAGTCCTCATCCGAGAAATGGCTTACCAGGTGCGGTCATGAACTTTCCGACACCAACTGCGAGCGATGCAAACAAGTGGAGCAACGAGTCTTTAGCCGAACGCAAATCAAAGGGTCGTCAAATCCGTCTCAATACGGCAGTTTCGCCAGAGGGTGGGAATGGTGGGCGATTGAACCCGAACTGGGTCGAGTGGCTGATGGGGTGGCCAATCGGGTGGACCGACTTAAAGCGATTGGAAATGGACAAGTTTCAATCGTGGCGAAAAGCGCATTTGAATATTTAGGGGAAAGTCTATGAGCTTAGATGCAACAGTATGGGCTTGGAAAACCCGTCAAAAACAAAAGGCGGGTGGCGCATTAAAGCCACTTAAAAAATTAGTCCTTCTCTCTCTGGCTGATAGGGCTGGCGAAACTCATGAATGCTATCCAAGTATTGCCCGTTTGGTAGAAGACACTGAAATGGATCGTAAGACCGTTTTAAAAATTATTGATGAGCTAATTGAGGATGGATTTATTATCGATACGGGTAAACGAGAAGGCAGAACTAAGCAAGTAAAAGTATATCTTTTGATCGGAGTTAAAGGCCGTGAAACAGTGCCAACAACGGTACTCTTTGACACGGGAAATGATGATTTAAACAGTACCAACAATGGAACAGTTCCAACAACGGAACAGTTCCAACAATTCCATGAAAGAGTCCCAACAATTCCGTTAAACAGTCCCAACGTTGGGACACGGAATCTTTCAATGAATCTACCAATAGAATCTAAAAATAAAAAAACATGGTTGAGTTTAAAAAAACTTGGTGAAGAAATTCGTTTGGCAACTGATCAGGAAACTTACGAGCAAATCAAAAACGCGACTTGGTTCGATCGTGAATTACGAGCATTTGAACTCTACAACGCCGAAAAGAATCTTTGTGATGAGCTCATGAATTACCACTTTGCAGATTGGCTAATCAACGCATGTGGAAAATACCAATCTTGTGAGCAAGCTAAAAACAATGGAAAACAAGTTCGAGTCCCGCAGGGAGAATCAAACACACTTAGTTCAAAACAAATTTACTCATTCGCTCAAAAACTTTCTGTTCTTCCTGAATTTGCTAGCAAGTATGCGGAAGGAAACGAAAGTTATGAGCAACTAGCTGCGCGTATTGCAGTAAAGCTTGCCGATCCAGAGCAACAACAAAAATTGATGCCTTATCTCAAGCAAGTCGGATTTCAAACAAAACCTAACGGAGAACTAGCATGAGCAAATTTGAAATTTTAGCGTGGGCAATGCTGATATCAATCGTAACTGGAGTCATCTGTGGCGTTGTAGTGCTTTGGTGGCATACGCGCAAGGAGGCAATTCAGGAGTGAGTTCAATGAGCCTTGCTGAATATCGTGAATTATTTCCTATTCAGAAAAATAAAAAGCGCCGTTCAGCAAAGCAAACACGTGAACCAAGTGTAGGGGAGGTTCTATTAGCAACACACCTTAAAGCCTGCAAGATAGATTTTGAACAGGAATACAAATTCCATCCAAAACGAAAGTGGCGGGCAGATTTCTTAATTACAGGTACAAAGATTTTAGTAGAGGTGGAAGGCGGGATCTGGAGCGGTGGTCGTCATACAAGGGGCAAAGGCTACATAGGGGATATGGAGAAATATAACTCGGCAGCAATGCTGGGTTTTACAGTTTTAAGGTTCAGTTCAGAGCAAGTTAAAGCAGGCGTGGCGATTAAACAAATTGAGCAATTGGTAGGATGAAAATGAATATGCCAGCACAACAACACATTTTACAAGCGGTCGATTGGTCTAAATATAGTTTTGAAGAGTGGTGTCGCCAGCTTGGAGCATGGTTAAACGGTGATACTGAAACAATGGTTAAAATTGTTAAAACCATGCCAACAAAACGCATAACTCAAAAACAACGTGAAAAATTAATGGCTATGTATATGAGTGATGAAACTTTAAAAGATCGCTTATGTATTCGTCGTAAGGGTACATGCTGTCAATTAAACGATAATGAAGCACGTGCAATCCATAGATTGATCATTGATATAAAATTAATCGATGACAATATTTTACAAGAATGGATCTCTGCAATTTGGTCACACCATGTAATGGGTAACTCATTACGTGATATTGCTCAAAGTAATGACACTTCTGTTAATCAAATCAGACAAGATTTAAAGTGTGGTCTTGCTTATTTCAAAAGTCGTAATCCACACTTTGTATTTGAAACTTTCGAAAAAACCACTTGAGTGTGCGCACGGGGTATGGCATATTTATGGTATAGTGTTCGAATTATATATGAAGTATTTCTTACCACCTTCGTGGTTATTTGTTGAAATCTCATACATACAAACAGTGGAAGAACCTGTTTACTTACCACACTGGTGGTTATATTTAAAAAGCTCATCTTTTGATGGGCTTTTTTATTGCCCAAAGAAAAACTCGGTTCCTAACGGATACCGAGTTTTTTTATATCTTAAGACTGGGAACGACATACTGCGGTAACAGTATGCCGATCTCATGACAGCGTATACCTGTCAAAAGCAAGCCCAGCTATCGTGCACACGATTGGTGAAGGCTATCAAAAAAGAAAGCTTTTGCACAGGAAAATCAAATGCAGTTAATACATTGCAGTTCATGCGGGCGTTTATTAGCTAAAGGAACTTTTACTTTTTTAGAAATTAAATGTCCACGTTGTAAAACAATAAATTCTTTTAGCATCACGAATGCCAAGTCAGATTGCCTCGAGCAACTTAAAACCAAGTCCTGATATTCCGTCAGGGATTTTTTAGTAAACGAGGTAAATATGACTATTACTGGAAATAATGCACCAGTTCAAATTGAACCTGGAGAGTTGAAGAATCTATCTGCATATTATGCGAATAGTTCTCAAGGAACTGCGGGTGGATATGGGGTTGATGCTTTAGAGGAAATTAGAGCGGTAGGGAATGGGACGTATACGCAAACAAGTATGCCCTATATTGTTTCTCCTATTTTAGCCCAGGCACAAATCCGTTTCTGTAATGGAACTGGCTTTTTTAATCAAAAAGTTGCCTGTAAGAAATTTGCTGACAAGTCATATAGTCTACCAATTCAGGAGATTCATACGACTTTGACAGATACAGCTGTTGCTCCGAATTTATTTGCAATGTCTCGAACCTATGAAGGGGGAGTTAGTCATTTCAAATATTTAGGTGAACAGCCAACTCATGCTTTGCTAAGTGGATCAATGAAATTATTAGTCCGCTTGTCAGATAAACAAAGTGAAGAGTTTCGATTAACTGGATTAGCTGGTATTCAGGCACCGACTATTAATTTGATGCTTGGAACAAGTACTTTGCCTACGGCAGATAATATTCCAAATTACCAATTATCTTGTGATCAAGGCTGGCAACCACGAGAATTATTTAAGCTTGATCCATTTACACCGTATCAAATTGCCATGCCGACTTATCAGAAAATGGGTGAGTTACTGGTTAATGAACCAAGTAAAAGTTTGACGATAATTGATGGTTCTATCCTTTCTAATAGTATTTCTTCTGGGAATGGAACACCTAATGCCGGTCATAAGTTGACATCTTGGTTCAATATAAGTGGTGAAACCCATTTATGGATGAAGACGGACGGATTATCGAACGCATCTCGAATTCAGTGGAAGGATAAATTTGGCAACATTTATTATGACACCCGAATCCAATCAGGTGTAGTCAATTCCAATCGGATTGTGAAAGTCCCTGCCTATGCAACTCAAGCACGCGTTTGGTTCAACAATGGTGACCAGCCAGCAACTAATACCTCTACAACGATTGAGATTAAAGCTGTTCCAGAGAAATATGACCCATATTTTGGCGTATGGGCAGAATACAATTTCTCCATTTGTACGTTGCATTACTTTGAACCGAATACAGAGTATTTCTTCTCATTAGAAGGGACAGATGGTAATCAATGGAAATTTGATTCGCGTGGATTCATCAATGTCAGTAGTGGAATAGATTTCACTATTAATGTTCGAGACCAATTACAACAACGATATGATGAGTTACGAGGAGAATAATCATGGCTTTAGTAATTAAAGAATTTAAAGTTCCAATGACAAGCCTCGTTGGTGAAACTGTACAGAATGCACCAGTAGAATCTCCTGATAATATGCTTATTCTACAGATGTTTTATGATGATACGTGGACAGAGCAAGCCCGAAATATTATTTTTTGGTTTAATGGTGGAAATGGGGATGGTCTGGAAGATACTACGTATGCACGTCCTGCCTATGTAGTCCAAAGTGGCTATGTTTACTTCAACTGTTGTGCATATAAAGCAGACCAACATCCTATGAGCTTTACTTTAGCAAATAGTGCTCCTATTCATGACTTTATCAGATACGCATTTGAAGTAGAGTCATTTATTTCGTACTTGTATGAAAATATTGTCAATGATGTCATTGCAAAGAAATATCTTAACTCAGCTTCTAAAGTCTGCCTTACTGGTACATCACGTGGAGCGGGCAGTATTCTTCAGTGGTCATGTTTGAGTAGAGGAATTTATTCACAATACCATGACAAAGTTATTGGAGTAGTGGCAAATTCTCCAGCTGGTGGAGGAACTACCGAAAACTGGAGAGGGCCATATATTGCACAAAGAACAACCTTCAAGGATTATCAGAATGTCACGCATCCAACAATTGGTTGTATTGGTGCAGGAGATGTAACTCATACCAACAGAGCGCACATGGAAAGAGTCTTTCGTTCAGTAACAAATCCGCTAGTTAAAATTACTGCTGAAGGTAATGATAGTTGGGGACATACATGGCCAGGAAGTAGTAGTAGATTCCATGTTCTGTTTAATCATGCCTTTAGTTTATTTGTTTAATGTAGATTAAAAATTAAAGTGTTAGCCGTATTGCGGCACAAGAAGCCCCGCTAAATCTCAATTATTGGCGGGGCTTTTTATTTTTCAGTTTTAACACCCAGCTCTATCAATTAAAAATGATAGGGCTTTTTTATAAGGAAATCAAAATGGTTACTACTCCGCAAAAAGCAACAATCGAAACTTTAACAGACACAAACTTGCCTGCCGGTCATACAGTATTGGTTAAGATTGCCGATACAACTACCTATGACCAAGTATTGAGTAATGTAGAGGCAATTAATGCATTACCCGGTTTCACTGTTATTGGTGTAACTAGTCTTCCAAATCCTCCAGCTTCAGCTTGGTATTTGGATAACTGCACATATGAAAATGGTGTTTTAACTCCAGTAGGTGAGCCTTTAGATTTTGGTACCCCAGAAGCACCTATGATTATGTACGGCTACCATGCTGCTACTAAAGCTAATATTGGTGATACTCTTGAAGTTGTGGCTGAGAACTTCTTAAGCGCTACAGGAAATGTCCATAGTGGTGTTCGTTTACAGACCATTTTTGATAGTTACGATTTAGGTGGTTCTGATATTGGTTATAACAATACTTACGATGAGATGAATGATTTCTTCTCATTGTTAGATACTTTGTTCAATACACAAAACCTACCTGTCAAGTACTCAATGAATTACGTGTCTGAAACTGAAATTGAGCATGTGATTACTTCAGTTGATGGTTTAACCGAAATTCATCGTTATAACCAAACGATCTCAGCGTTTGCGGAAGATGTTTACTTCAACTTCACTCTAGTTTGCCAAAATAACAATGAAGTAGTTCCAACGTCTATTAAAGTGATTCCTGCTGTCTAATAGTTAATAAAAAATAATTTGAACTCCACTTGATCCATTGATTGAGTGGAGCTTTGTATTACTGGAGAGCAATAAAGCAGTCCACAGAATAATAGGATTCATTCAAATATATGCATCTTAAGAGATGGGTGTTTTTTAGATCTCCTGATGATCCTACATACTAAGAATTATTAATTTATGATTTAATCAATGCTCAAAAACTTAATGAGTATAAAAGATGAAGATTGCATGTATTGGTGGGGTTAGACATGGAAAAGTTAAAGAAGTACTTAATAGCATAAGTAAATATGAATTGGATTGGGAGTTTGAAGCAGAACTACCTCGAACTCCTCCAACGTATCAAGGAAGTGTTATAACCTATACCATCTCTACTGAATACCAGAAATACCAACTAAAAATCATTAAGAAAAATGGTGAGTTGAAATACTTCTATATCGCTAAAGACTTGCCTGTTGATGAGATTAAAAGCGGTTTAGAAGAGTGCTGGGAACTCTCAGATAACTTGGGATATGACTTTGATTAAAAAAAGCCCTCTTAGGAGGTTTTTTTTAATGTGGATAAGTTTCTACAGTACTAATTGAAAACATATGGACTTGCGAGCACGCGCTATACATACCTATGTTAACGATATGATGGTCGAAAGGAACAAAAAGGAAATATAAGAAAAAGCTGCAACTAGTGGGAGAAAATTTGGTACCTTTGGCTCGTAATTAAAGTTTAATTAGCTTTAAAATAAGCTATTTTTTATCAACTATTTTAGAATTATGTCAGAAGTACAATTGCAGTTAAAAAACTTCTTTGAAAACTATCCTCTTTATAAGGAAATTAACATTTCGGTGTTAATTTCCTCAATAAATCCCACTTCAATTAAATTGCGAGAGATTGAATATGAATGTCCAAATTGTGAGTGTAAAAAACCTTTACATAACGATGATAGTGCTTCGACCGCTGTTATTCTGAATCTTGGTAAAAAGACAGCCTTAAATTATACAGAGTTCACATGTGTTTCATGTCAAAGATTCTCAAAATTGTTTATTCTAAATTTAGAAAAAGTCGAAAACTCTATTTTAAAAATTACAAAAATTGGTGAATATCCGCAAAAACAATTGAAACGAAATAAAGAGCTTGCAAAGTTTTTCAAAAGTGACAAAGAAGAATATAACAAAGCTGTAATTTGTATTTCACATGGTTATGGTGTGGCTGCATTTGCATATATGCGAAGAATTATTGAAAACAACATTCACCAGTTATTAGATATGATTGCTGAAGATGATATGGCAGATAATTCAATCAAAGTGGCGTTGGCAGAACTAAGAAATGAATCACCTATGTCTCAGAAAATAGCTATAGCTAATAAGGCTTTGCCATCATATTTAATGATTAATGGACATAATCCACTTGGGGCTATGTATAAAGTTCTTAGTGAAGGTGTCCATTCGCTTTCAGATGATGAGTGTTTGAGAAGAACTGAGGCAGTGCAAAATTGTTTAGAATACATTATTAGTGGTTTAGCTACACACAAAAAAAGCAAAGAAGCCTTCAAGGACAATCTGGATTTATTAAAAAGTTTTTAACATACGCCGCCTTCAGGCGGTTTTTTATTGGAAGTAAGCAATGAAAAACGAAGTCGGTTTTCATGTTTCTATTCGCCCAATGCCTCCCGAATGGCTTTTTGAAATAGATACTCCTAACTTTGTACCAGCACCAGAAATGTGGGAATGGATAGGCAAGGTTTTTCTAGATCCAAAATCAAAATTATTTAATCCTGATCATATGCATTTACGGTCTTTTAGATATCCCGATATTGCAGTGATGTGGGCTAGATCTGGCTTTAAAAAGCAAGGTCGGCAGGTGATTGGTGCAACAGAAAAAGTCATGATCCATGCTGGTGGTTGGAAGAAAGAACGACAAGAAGAACAATTCATCCAGTGGTTCAATTATTTACCTGAATACTTAATTACTTTTGATGCTTCATATTCACGCATAGCTAGTGATGTGAATTTTTGTGCTTTGGTTGAGCATGAGCTTTATCATATCGCACATAAGAAAGATCAGTGGGGAACTCCTTCCTTTAACAGAGAAACGGGTATGCCTAAGTTGGCAATTCAAGGGCACGACGTAGAAGAGTTTACAGGCGTTGTACGGCGTTATGGAGCAAGTGAGGATGTCAAAAGAATGGTTGAGGCAGCAAATACAAGACCAGAGTTGTCACGCGCAGATGTTCATTACACTTGTGGCACTTGTTACTTAAAGGTGGTTTAAATTTTTTTGCCACTCTACTTGGACGTACTTGGACGGATAGAGAGAAATGGCAAGGCTTAATAAAAGGGTAAAACTTTATATAGTACGGTCACTTGCTACCTATGAGACACCCTCAGAAACAGCGAGGGGTGTCCAAGAAGAATTTGGTATTACCGTCACTAAACAGCAATGTGAAGCATATGACCCAACAAAAAAAACAGGGCAGGACCTAAGCGAAGAATTTAAAACTGAATTCTTTAAAGTTCGTAAGGAAATGAACGAGAATCTTAGCGCTATTCCAATCGCTAACATTGCCTACCGCCTCAAGCGCCTACAACGTTTCATCGATCATGAACAATTCAAAGATAACCCCGTATTAGTGCCGAGCTTAATGGAGCAGGCAGCTAAAGAGGTTGGTGGACTTTATACCAATCGCAAAGAACTAACAGGTGTAGGCGGTGGTCCACTTCAAAGTGAGAACGTCACCTATGTGACTGCTACCGATGAGCAGGTAAGGCAGGCGATTGATGAACTCGAGAACGAATATTGAACCTGTTAAAACCAAGGCTAAGCGGATTAAGTGCGAGAAAGAACATTTATTCTTCACTCGTGCGTTTTTCTTGCCTCGCATGGGCTTTAAATTTTCGGTCAATTGGCATCACGAATACATTGCCGACAAGATTGACGAGGTAATTGCTGGCAAGGTTAAGAATTTAGTGATTAACGTTCCACCCGGAAGTGGTAAAACTGAGTTACTAACAAACCTGATTTCTCGTGGCGTAGCGCGTAATCCTCGATCTCGCTTTTTGTATTTGTCATTTTCACAGTCACTTGTTGAGGATGTATCTGCAACAGCCAGAAATATTGTTAAGTCAGAAGACTTTCAAAGACTTTGGCCTGTAAAGATTTCTACAGCCACGGATGCTAAATCAAACTGGAAAACTACAGTTGATGGTTATGACGCTGGTCATGTTTATTCTGCATCAATGGGTGGGCAGGTTACAGGTCGCCGTGCAGGTACATTGGCGGATGAAGGTTTTACTGGCGCAATTATTCTTGATGACCCCTTAAAGCCTGAGGATGCATTCAGTCAGACTGCTAGACGTAAAGCTAACCGTAAGATTCTAAACACTGTCAACTCGCGTAAAGCTAAATCGGATACTCCCATTATTCTGATCATGCAGCGCTTACACGTTGAGGATCCGACTAACTTTGTGATGACTGGTAACGTTCCCGGTGAGTGGGAACAGATCAGTATTCCTGCGCTTATTGATGATGAGTACATCAGTAAACTGCCAGAGCACATACAGCGCAAAATACCGCGAGATGTTGAGCGTGACGATAAGGGCAGACAAAGCTATTGGCCGTTAAAAGAATCATTACTCTCATTACTTCAGTTAGAGAAAGGCGGCGAGGATAAGGACGGCGCGATGGTATCTCGCTATACATTTGCAAGCCAATACATGCAAAGCCCTAAAAAACTGGGTGGTGATCTTGTTAAGGCTGAATGGTTCCCACGCTATCTTGAGTTACCTGTTCTTAAATGGCGGGCTGTATGGGCCGATACAGCACAGAAGGTCAAAAAGCATAATGACTTTTCGGTGTTCTTATGTGCTGGTCTTGGCTATGACAATAACCTTTACATCATTGACGTGAAGCGCGGCAAATGGGAAGCACCTGAGCTATTGAAGGAGGCTAAAGCCTTTATCAATAAGCATAAGGACAGTAACACCAAAATTGGCAAGCTGCGTTACATGGCTGTAGAAGATAAGGCGAGTGGTACCGGATTGATTCAATCTATTTCTAGGGAAACCACATTACCTATTAGGGCAATTCAGCGTGATGAGGACAAACTCTCGCGAACAATGGACGTCATTCTTTATGTTGAAGATCAGCGCGTTTGGTTACCTGCAAACGCACCATGGTTATTGAACTATATCGAAGAAATCGAAGGGCTCACTGCTGATTGGTCACATGATCATGACGATCAGTGGGATCCGACCATTGATGCGATTAACGATTCAATAGCTAGCAAGCCAACTGTATTTGATTAGAGGAAATTATGACTGAAAATAAAACGTCCGATGCAATTGGCGATGCAGGGGCATATACAAACTTTGTCTCAAATATTGGTACTGACAGAGATAAGGCATCACATGGATCATTCGTTAAGAAGGTTATTCCAGATGAGCAATTAGAAGCGGTTTATCAACATTGGTTAGCCAAGCGCATTGTGAACCGTCCAGCAAGCGACATGCTCCGAGCAGGGTGGTTCTATGAGGGGATTCAGGATAATGATTTAGAGAGGCTTAAGGAGGCGTGTAAGGCTTTTAATTTAGATGGAGTGCTCTTATCTAGCTTGGTCCTTTCTCGATTATATGGCGTTTGCTATGTGCTCTTAGGTACGGTGGACGGCGGCAACTTGGATCAACCATTCGATCTAAATAAACTGGGTGTTGGTCGTTTAGAGTTTTTCACGGTACTCAAGAAAAAGCAGATTGAAGCCGATACTTCAAAGTACTTGCCACCAAATGAGGCTGGCGGGCTTCTAAAGCAACCTGAATTTTACAAGCTTAAACTCGATGGCAAATCTAACCAACGAATCCACCACACACGCTTAATTAAATTTGGCCATGCAGATGTGGTCAATGAAGAGCCTGTAAGTGTTTTACAGGAAGTTTATGAGGATCTGCTTGATCATGCGGCAGTTAAGAAAGCCACTGCTAGTTTAGTCCATGAATCAAAAATTGATGTAATTAGAACACCGCATTTGGTTGATAAGATCAAAGAGGATCTAAAAGGTGTAGCAGAACGCTTTCTTAGTGTTGGATTGCTTAAAGGTCTAAACGGCATGATCGTTTTGGATAAAGAGGAGGAGTACGACTCTAAATCTTATAGCTTTGGTGGTTTACCTGACCTTATGCGTGAATATTCGATTCAAACTTCTGGAGCGGCCGAAATGCCATATACGGTTTTATTCGGTCAATCACCTGCAGGTTTGAATTCTACAGGCGAACATGACACACGGAACTATTACGACACTATATCAACCAAGCAGACTTGGTCATTAAAGCCATTCATGTTGAAGCTTTTAAGAGTAATTTGCCAAGCTACATTTGGTCGTCAGATTCCAAGTTTAGACGTTGTATTTAATCCGCTATGGCAATTGGACGCTAAGGTTCGTGCTGAGGTTGAGAAAGCTAACGCAGAACGTGACGATAAATATCTTCAGATGGGTGTCATTACGGAACCTCAGATAGCGCGTCAGTTACTAATTGATGGTGTTTATTCAGTGATTGATGAAGATCACATCAAAGATCTTGAGACAATGGTGAAGCTTAATGACAACGATAATTCAGATACTGAAACCACACCTCCAGCAGGCGAAGAAGCGTAAGAAAGGGCGTAAAGCTTCCAAGCCTAGAGCAGTACATGTAAATCGCCGTGTAGAGCTGTATTACACACGGCAATTACTGGCTATTTCAAAGTTTTGTCATGATCAAACTAAGGATCTAGTCATTCCAACGGTAGGCCAGAACATCGGTGATTCTTGGTTTTCGGACATGATGTGGACGTTTCGGGAAAAACTAACAAAATATGTTGTTGAGGTTTCTCGACCATTGGCCACAAAAGTTGTAACTGATACACAAAAGGAAGTAGACAAGCAGATTGCAGAGCACACCAAATCAATTATTGGTGTGGATCTAACGCCGTTTTACCGAGCTGCTGATATTCAGGATGAAGTTGACCTAAATATTACGGCCAATGTCAGCTTGATCAAGTCTATTCCACAGCAATATGCCGATAAGCTTGAAGTTCTAATCACTAATGCTTTGCAGACTGGACAAACCAATGAAGAGCTGGCCAAAGTAATTAAGCAATTGGGCTTATCTACTGATTATCGTGCACGTCTTATTGCTAGTGATCAAATGGGTAAGATTAACGGCCAAATCAACCAAGCCAGACAGCTTTCAATGGGTGTTGAGACATACACATGGCAAACGGCCAAAGATGAGCGTGTAAGGCCAGACCACCAGCATAAACAGGGCAAGACAATTCGATGGGATACACCACCAGATGGTGGACATCCCGGACAGCCTATCCGATGTCGTTGTACAGCCTTGCCTAATTATGAGGATATAATATTAGAATGATGTATTAATTATTTGAAAATCATTTTGATAGGAAAATAAATGTTTAAGTATGATAGCACTCCAACACTTTATTCCAATTACCTAGATGTAATAAATCCTAAAATTCTTCCAATTGATAATATACCAGATGAGGTCAGGATTTCTTATCATAGTTCAGGAAAAAAAGAGACTAAAATTAAAGCTGTATCAAGTGCAATTATATCTTCGATTAGATCTGTGGTTACCACTAGAGACGTTGATATCATTAGTAAAGTTGAAGCAACTTTTCATTGTTTAGTTTCTAAAATTCATAAAGACTATCCACATTTGAAGGATGAAGGTTTTTTGAGCTTGGGTCAAAAAATTGAAGGAAATGATGATGCCTCCATTGTTATCAAAGAGATCTATAATATTTTGAGGCTTATTCGTAATAAATTTCATCATGATAAGTCTGGGGGATTAAGCTGGGATGAAGAAAGTAATCTGATAGTTAAGGGTGATGAAGAGCTTATTATTTCAGAGCATGGTGTAAAACTTTGCGTATATATAGTCTGGTATTGTTTTAAAAACAATATGAAGCATTTGTATAATAGAATAGTTTTAAACTATTTATATGCTGCATTACTTTCTGGAGTTAAAAAAATTTCTTATGGTAATCGTAAGAAAAAAATTGATAATTTAAAAAGAATTAATAATCCATGGAGAGTTAATACAAATTATATGAACAGAAATATTGTTACTGGAGAGGTATTTAAAAAAATTGAACAGGGGTATGAAATCGATAGGCAACCTTGTATTTACTCATATGAAGATACTGAATCTGATAAGCCTAAGTTGATCGAAAGTCTTTATAGAAGGTTAGATTATCAATTCAAAATTAATGATATTGAATATCTTATTCCAGATGAATATTTTTTTAATTACGAGGATGGGGAAGCTGCTTTTATTAGCAACGAAGATTTAGAAAAATTTATTTACCTACCCTTGGAAATTGCAAAGTTTTAAAAGTTAATTCTTAAAACCCACCATCCGGTGGGTTTTTTATTGAGCGCAATTTATGAAAAACATTTACCTCTTCAAGGTAGGTGACTTTGCGCCAAGTGAATCGACACGCTCATTTACCAAAGAAGGGTATCTGAAATGCGTCAATGTTCGCTTAGCTAAAGCGCCTCAGGTCCGTCAGTACTACGCCTATGAGTTCCCGTCTTTAGAGGGATATTCAGCAGACCAGATTATTAACATCTATACACCTGCAGAAGAACTCTTTAAGCCAGAATCGATTGCAAGTTTCAATGGCGTAGATGCTACTGACTATCACCCACCTAAAAATGAAATTAACGCCTCTAACTGGAAGGATTATCACATTGGCTATTGTGAGAACGTTCGGCAGGAAGGGGATTATTTAGTGGGTGATCTGCTCATTAAGGACAAGATCAGTATTGACCTTATTCAAAGTAACGAGCGCATTGAGATGTCGCTTGGCTACGGGGCCATGTTAGTTGTTGAGCAAGGTACAGCGCCAGACGGTACGCCGTACCAAGCTAAATTTATCAATTTTAATGGTGATCACATAGCTCTCGTTAAGTACGGGCGTTGTGGTGGTGATTGCCGAATCGGTGACGAAAAGCAAACTCCAAAGGGGAAAACAATGGAAGTAACAGTAAACGGTATTCGTTTTGACATTGGCGATAACAAGCCCTTGGCGGATGCATTAAAGCAGCAACAAGATCAGCTTGAAAACTTGAAGGCTGCAAAACTTAAAGTTGGTGATAAGCAATTTTCTATCCGTGATGAACTAAACGCAGTTCAGGCGGTTGTAGATCAATTGCATACCGATAAAACCACTCTTGAGCAAAAAGTCGGTGATCTGGAAAAGAATCAGATGACACCAGAAAAACTCGAACAAGCGGCTACCGAACGTGCTGCTGTGATTGCTGACGCTAAAGCATTGGTTCCATCAGTTAAAACTGAAGGCTGCACATGTGAGCAAATCAAGCGCGATGTAATTGCAGCTAAAGCGGGTGATGCCTTGGTTGGGGCTGTGCTGGGTAGTGTTGCTGTGGGCGATGCAAAGCCTGATCAGATCGACACAGTATTCCGCGCTTTGTCCGCTGTAAAAGGTACACACCCATCTAACCCAGTGGCCGATGCACTTAACCACCAACAAAACATTAATGCAGGTGATGGTAAGCCTGCTGGCGGTGAAGAGAAGAAAACCAACAACAAAAAAGAAGCTTGGAAACAAAGCTTCTAAGTATCTGGAGAAAAGAGAATGTCATTAACACCTCAAGCAATTCCGGGTATGCGTGCACGTTTGCACATGCCCGAAGAAATCTTATCTTTGGCAGTCGCTGGCACTACGGTGTTAAGCGATGGGGAGGTAGCGGTACAGTCTGCGGATGGTAAAACCGTGTCTGCGGTAACTGGTGCAACTAACACAAAGTTTGGTGTAGTCGTTTTTCAGCATGTAGGCAAATCAGGAAAAAACGCCTTAAGCAAAGAAGCTTATCAGGCTAAAGACTGTGCACCCATCATGCAGATTGGGTCTATTTGGGTAAAACCTACAGCTCCTGTGATTGATATCAAAGCAAAGGTGTATGTCCGTACCGCAAACCCAACAGCACAAGCGCCGTTAGGATCTCTTTCATCTGCAGCATTAGATTCTACTGAACTACCTAATGCCTCTTGGGAAACCATCACAGGTCCTGATGGTTTAGCAATCCTTCGATTACGTGGAGCATAATCAATGTCAAAACAATTAGAACAAATGAAAATTCGCTTAACAGCAGTTGCACATGGTGTGCAGATCGCCGTAGGTGATGCATTTAATTTAGATAACTTTGCCAAGTTATTGTTGAAGCTTGAATCAATTGATGAAATGACACCGCAACTTGCTGAAGCTCAAGCATACGCGAAGTATTTACCAATCGAAGGTTTGGAAGGTGCAGTCATTGGTTCTGCAAGTGTCTTACAGCGTAAGAAAGGTGTAGGACGTGGTAAGCGCTTCTCAGGACAAGGTAATGATGTGCCATTAGCTGAAGTGATGTATGACGAGGTGAAACTCACAGTACAACCCGGAGTTATTGGTTACGAAATCAGTATCTTTGATGCAGCAGCAGCCTTGAAAGCTGGTATTCAGTTAGCGACCGATAAAGTTGAAGCTGCTCGTCTGGCTTATGAAAACCATATGAGTGATGTGGCATGGTTTGGAGAGCCTGAAACCGGGTTACTTGGTTTCTATAATCAGACTGGTGTAGAGGTTATTTCCTCTACGGTTGATTATGCAATAGCTACAGTTGAAGCCGTACTTGCCGATATCAATAAGGCAATTAAAGGTGCTTCAAATGCCTCTAAGTTTGATAGCAGTATTCAGCCAGATACTTTTGTAATGCCTGAGAATAAGTTCACCAATCTCGCTAGTCGTATCGTTCCCGATTCAGCGGGAAAAACCTTCCTTGAGTACATTAAGGAAAAGAACACCTTTGCAATGCAAGGTAAGACACTAACGTTTACTTCTGAAAGTACGCTTGAGGGTAAAGGTGAAGGTGGTACAGACCGCAGCATTATTTATCGCCGTGATCCAAGCTGCATTACTTTCCGTTGTAATGAGCTGGAATTCTTGGCAGCTCAGCCTATCAATTATGTGATGCGTACACCGGGGCACTATATGTATGAAGGTGTCTATTTAAAACGTGTCGATTCTCTCCGCTACTATGATGTTGAATAAGGAAAACTAAACATGCCAAAAATTACTTACAGCGGCTCTCAGGCCGCTTTTTCTTTTGATGGGATTCAGGTCGGTAAAGGCCAAACAGTAGAAGTCAGTACCGAGGATTTCACACGCATTTCTAAAGGGAAAGCTTTTAAGTCACTTGTTGAAAAGGGCGAACTTGATATTCAGGAAATCCCAGATGATGAGCCTAAAGGTAAGACTGGTGGACGTGGTGGTAAAGGCAGCAAATCAAACGATACAGCAGGTGACCAGCAAAAGGCAGCTGATGAAGCTGCTTTGGCCGCCGTGAAAGCTGAACTAGCAGCGCTTGAAGTAACGTTCAGTGAAGATGAAACACTTGAGCAATTACAAGCTAAGTTAGCTCAGGCTAAGGAATAAGGTGGACCTATGGACGTACAAACGTTTCGTGAAAAGTTCTCGACTGATTCTGCCTTAATGAATCTATCTGATGCAAAGATTCAGGATGAATTAGAAGAAGCGGATCTCGTTGTATCTCAAATTGAGTTTGGAGCATTAAAGGAACGTGCTGTAGGTCTATATGCAGCACATATTCTTAAAGTCGGCACCGCAAGCGGAAATGGTGCCGCTTTTAGTAACGCCTCGAGCATGACAATCGCGGGCCAAAGCGTTAGTTACTCCCGATCATCGAAAGAAGCTTTTTATGATCTAAGTATTTATGGCCAGCGCTATCTTGCTTTAAAAAATTCCATTCCAATTGATGATGAAGGCACAAACCCTAATCGCTTAGGTGTTGGTTCTTTTGTCGTATAGGAGATTCCCATGCCTTTTAAATATCAGGCACCCGAAGGCTATAAGCCATCAAAAATCGTTATTGCTGGTCAAAACCTAGTTATCAAAAACGGCGTTTTAGAAGCAGAGGATGACATTATTCATATATTAAAGCCCTTAGGTTTTGAGCGTTATGTCGAAGTGGTTGAGCCAAAGAAATCGACGGCCTCCGCTAAAGAGTAATAGGTTATGAGCGATTATCGTGTTGATACTCGAGTCAACTTTGATGATATGAATGATCGCGTTAGGTTTGAAATAAGACGCACGATAAACGCACTTACTTTGCGCTTACAGCGAACGATTCAGGAAGATATGCTGAGTGGCCAAAGGCTGAATGTTCAGTCTGGCCGCTTACGTGGTTCCGTTTCATCTAAGGTTGATGAGGATAAGGATTCGATCGAAGGAACGGTAGGAGCTGGTGGTGCTTTGGTTCCTTATGCGTTTGCCCATGAGTTTGGCTTAAATGGCTCGATGGGAGTTAAAGCTCATCTGAGAACTATTAAGCAGGCTTTTGGCCGACCTATATCACCAGTACAAGTCAATATTAAGGCTCATTCAAGAAACGTCAGATTTAGGGAATTAAGATTCATGCGTGATTCACTAGATATGGTTGCCAAGATTGTGCCGAAAAATATTGATGCAGCAATTCAGCGAGGTTTAGCAGGTGGATAGCGAAGCAATATATCAAGCGTTGTTTGAGCAGTTAAGTACAAGGGTAGAAGGGCTAGTTACGGTAAGTCGCCGTTTACGTCACTTTAACCATGTGACAGCAGAACAACGACCAGCCATGTTTATTACACAAGGCAATCAGCAAGAAGTTCCTGTTCATGGTTTAGATTCAAAAGTTGAACTTGCTGCTGAGGTTTATCTTTATATCCATGAATCAGATAGAACAAAGCCTCCATCATCACAGATGAATATTTTTATTGATCGTGTACGTGAAGCTATTCAGCCAAACCATCCAGAATTTAGTAAATATCAAACCTTAGATGGTTTGGTAGAGCACTGCTGGATCGAGGGCACGGTAGAAGTATATGAAGCAGTAGAGAACATGCTGGATGATCAGGCGATTGCAATTATCCCTATCAGGATCCTCACAACCAACTAACAAAATATTCATTTTATGACCGCCTCGATGGCGGTTTTGTCATTTTAGAGAGGTCAAAATAAATGGCTCAATATTTATTTGGTGCCGGCAAGATCTTTGCTACACCGATTCAAGATGTTTATGGGCAACCGATTAGCAATCCCACACCCGTCGAAGTGGGCGTATTACAGTCGGTAGGTGTCGATATCAGTTTCGATTTAAAAGAACTCTTTGGCCGTGGACAGTTCGCCGTTGATGCTGCACGAGGTAAAGGCTCTATTAAAGGTAAAGCATCGTTCGGCCGTATTAATGGCACCTTGTTAAATTCTATTTTCTTCGGCGGTGTAGTTGCTGAAGGTGGGATTGAGACAGTATCTCAAACCATTAATGGTGAAACTATTCAAACTGGCGGCTTGGTTACACCTGTAGTTCCAAATGCTGGCACTTTTGTTAAGGATTTAGGTGTAACAGATGGTAAGGCTATTCCACTTAAGCGTGTAGCCTCCGCACCATTGGCAGGGCAATACAGCGTGGATAATGTGACAGGTGCCTACACATTCGCTACTGCCGATGTTGGGAAGATAGTTTTTATTAGCTTCCGATATTCGGCAACAGTTGCAGGTGGTAAGTCAATCACCGTGTCCAACTTAGACATGGGTTATACACCTGAGTTTGCATTAGATCTGCAACGTGATTACAAGGGCAAATTCATGCATATGAATTTCTACCGTTGTACTAGTAACAAGCTTGGGTTCAGTTCAAAGCAGGATGACTACGATATTCCTGAGTTTGAATTCCAACCTATGGCTGATGATCTTAACCGTGTCTTCAAAATCGATTTATCGGAGTAATACCAAATGCAATTTAAGCAAGTTGAAAACCCTCGAGGCTCTACAGTTATTGTTGATGGTCAACCATTTGTTTTTGCTCCATTGTCTCTTGGTGCGGTTGAAAAACTATTGCCTGCACTTCAATCATTCAAGCCAGATGATGTCGGCACTGTGATTGATGTGGCACACAAATCTTTAAAGCGAAATTACCCCGACATTACTCGTGATGATGTAGCAGAGATGCTATTTATGGATCAGCTCACAGAAGTGATGGAAGCTGTAATGTCTGTGTCTGGTCTTAAAGGGAGTGATGACAACCACGCAGGTGGCTCGGGGGAATAGACTGGGAGGAGCTGTATACGCATTTAGTGCTGACCATGGGTAAAGATTACGACTATGTGCGTAATGAGTTGGATATTCCGAGGTTAAGAGCACTCAATGCGTATCAGCGAGATTACCCTCCCGCAAATATCGGTGTACAACGTCTTTGTCGTATTTTGGAAGCTTTTATGGGTATCGAAGAGACGCCGCAAGCTATCACCGTCTCAGATGATGACGAAGACGATATGCTAGAAGTATTAGAACGTTTCACTCAGGGCGGTTAAGGCCGCCCTTATTTGCAATCTTTGTAAGTGTTGGTTAAAGTTTGTTAATTAAAACATTATAAGGATAACTGAATGGCCTTAATTAATTGTAAAGAGTGCGGGGCACAAGTTAGTACACAAGCTAAGAATTGTCCAAGCTGTGGGGCTAAGGTTAAAAAGAAAACTTCAATAATTACTTGGATTATTTTAGGGTTTATTGTTTTGATGGTTATAGGTGCAATTGCTGGTGGAGGTTCGTCTACATCAAATGGTACTAAAGAGTTAACCCCAAAAGAAGACGCTTTAAAAAATACTGTCTTAGATTATGATTGGGCTAAAGGTGGGTTTGATAGTGTCATGTTGGTTGATTTTAAAATCAAAAATAATAGTAAATATGACATTAAAGATATCACTGTAGAGTGTGAGCACTTTTCTAATAGTAAAACTAAGATCGATAGCAATAGTCGAGTAATTTATGAGATTGTTAAAGCTGGTGAAACTAAAACAGTAAAACAATTTAATATGGGCTTTATACATTCTCAAGCTGCATCGTCTGGTTGTGGAATAGCTGACCTAGTTGTTGTTCAGTAAGTATTATTCGTAAAAATCAACCCCGTTCTTACGGGGTTTTTTAATTTAATTTACCTTGCATCGGCAAGGTTTTTTTATGCCCAAGAGGTATGTATGGCAAATAATAACCGTGTCGAGGTGCATATCGGTGCAAAAACATCCGAGCTAAAAAAAGGCATGGATGATGCTGAAAAGATTGTTAAGAAGTCAGCGGAAGAAATGGAAGGCTCTACAAAAAATGTCGAGTTAGCCATTGATACCTCAGATGTTGAAAACTCAGTAAAGCGAGCTAAAGACATTGTCGAAGATGGGGTTAAAAGGATTAAAGAGGAGGCTTCTGATCTTTCCTTAACAGTAGATACTTCAGAGATTAGAAAAACTTTAGCTGATGCAGAAAAGCAGTCCAAAAGTTCATCTAAAACGATTATCAAGACCTTTGATAATACAAAGGTAGGTGTTGATACGCATCCTGTTAAAACTGCCTTGTCTGATGTCGAGAAAAAAACTAAAGAGACTGCTGATGAGATAGAGAAAACAGGGAATGGTATTCGTTTTAAATTTAATTTATCAGGAATAAAAAATAGTTTTGATAATTTAGCGAATGATATTAAACAAAAATTTGAAAATATTGGCAGTAATATCTCCAACACAATATCCAATAGTTTTAAAGGTAATTTCTCAGGTGCGCTAGGTGCAAACGTCGCAGTCATGGGAGCAGGTGTAGTCGCTGGCGTGTCTGGTGCTATTGCTGGTTTGACAACCTTAACTAGCAAGGTAGGGCAAGCCTCTAAAGAATTAGAAATTCAATCTCGTTTAGCCAATGCGAATACAACTGAATTTCAAGAATGGGCCTTTGCAGCAAAAAAGGTAAATGTAGAACAAGATAAACTTTCTGACATCATGAAAGATGTAAACGATAAGTTTGGTGATTTTATGCAAACGGGCGGTGGAGAAATGGCCGACTTCTTTGAAAAGATTGCCCCTAGAGTTAACGTTACAGCAAAAGAATTTCAGGGATTATCCGGCCCTCAGATCCTTGAAAAGTATTACCAGACTTTGCAAAAAGCTAATGTTTCGCAAGCTGAAATGACCTTCTATATGGAAGCCATTGCAAATGATGCAACATTGTTAGCACCTCTGCTAGATAATAATGCTGAAAAGCTAAAAGAGTACGCAAACCAAGCTCATGATTTAGGTGTAATCATGAGTGATGATGCAATCGCAGCAACTAAGGAATTTAATACAGCATTAGGAACGATAGAATCTACATTACAAGGTGTAATGACCCGCATGGCGGCACAAGCGGCACCTGCATTAACGGATTTAGCAAACCAATTTTTGACATTTGCTGTAGATTCTAAAGATGCTATCGATGATTCAATTAAATCAATTATTGGGATTTTTGAAGATCTCTTTTCTATACTAAGTGGTCAATTCACAACTATGGCTGGTATTTGGAGTGACCTAACAGGAAGTATAAGTGATGATGCTAACGCTCAAATAGGATTTATGGATGCTATATCTATTGCATTAAGAGCATTAGGTGTTATTGCAACAGGTTTGCAGGTTGCTATTCAATCTGCATTTGCAATTATCCGAGCTGTGGTGGTTACTGTTTGCCAAGCCTTAATCATTGCATTTAATGGTCTCATGGCTGGATTTGACATGGTACGCAACACCATTCAGTTCGGTTTAGATGTACTTCAAGTTAAATTTCAAACCTTCGGTAGTGTCGTTAATAATATTCTTCATTTTAACTTCTCTGGCGCCAAGTCTGCATGGGAAGGCGGTCTATCTCAGCTAGGTGGTATTACTGAACGTTATACCAACCAAATGAAAGGCCGAATGAATGACCTTAAGAACTCATGGAACAGTGGGGCAACAACAGCAGCTAATTCCCTTGTCACAGCAGGAAAACGAATTCTTGATGTAACTACTGTAGGTAATCAAAAGATTACCAACTATGTTTATAAGGATCCTACAAAACCAGTAGAAACACCAAGTGCGCCAAAACTGGGTATTGGTGCTCCACCACCCAGTATTAATAAGGGTATTGGTACCGGGGTAAAAGATGAAAAGGGCGGATCAAAAGCATCGGCTAAATCTAAAGCTGAGCAAGAGGCTAAAGAGCGTCAACGACAGGCTGAACAAGCAGCGAAAGCGCTTGCAGATATTCGGTATAAATATGCATCCGAAGAAAAGAAAGTCGCTTTAGATCTTCAGAAGGCATTAGATGAGATTGAAAAATCTAAGATGAATGCCGATGAAAAAGCCGCCGCTAAAGTCAAAGCCGAAAAGGATGCTTCAGACAAGATTATTGCTATTCGTTTAAAAGAGTTTGAGGACTACAAAAAAGCTCGTGAAGAACAGATAGACAATTATCAACAGCAAGCACAACGCTTGTATGAAATTGAATCGGCACGGATCCAAGCCGAATATGATGCAAAGAAAATTTCTAATGTTCGCAAGGTTCAATTAGAGAAGCAGCTCGAAGATCAATTACGTGAAATTAAACGGCAAGGTCTTTTAGAGCGTCTGGCACTTGAGAACGAGCAAACGGGAATTAATGGTAAGCAAGGTAATCAAAACCAAATCACAAACAATATTTCTGATTTAGAGACAGATCAGAAAGTTGCTGACACTAAGTCTATGGGCTTAATCAGTGATGCGGAAATGAAAGACTTTGAGGCTAAGTTCGGCGGCTTCACCTCTCGACTTTCTAACCTTTGGGATCAAGGCATTCAGTCTTTAATGAATGGCACACTGACATGGAGTAACGCAACTAAAGCTGTCCTTGCAGACATGGGTGCATTTGCATTGCAATCGGCTACTAAAGAGCTCCAAGGCTGGCTCAGAATCCAAGCAATTAAACTAGCTCGAAAACTCGGTTTTGTTGGTGCTGAAACAGCGG